TTCTTCCTTTGTTTCCTCTGGAGGAAGCTCATTACCTTCTAGTTTTTTAAAGTAATCGTCTATCTGTTCTTGAGTATAATCGTCTGGAAATGGTACTCCATTTACTACTTGTGCCATTATTGTGGTCTCCTATCTTCTATAAATATTCCAAATTTCTTGGATATTTCTTTACCGAATGTGTCATAGACAGACTGAATAAATTGACTATCTGCTAATATTTCACCCATTAATAATTTAACCTGTGCATTAAATGCTTTTTGATATTCGTAAGGTTTGTTTTCGAATTTTGCGTCTGTTGAATTTTCTTTATGCCAAGCCACCATATCTTCTTCAAATTTACCTCGAAGTAATGGAAGCTCCATAGCAAAGCCTGGAATACTAGCTATATCTTTGTTTTTAAATAATTGTGTGTATTCTTGATAAGGCGTACTTAAAACAAAGAACTCATTCTTTTTAGATATTTGTTTTCTGTTTGTAGAATTAAAATAAAATTTAAAATCTGCATTATTTAATTTTCCATCTCTACTTAATTCAATAGCTTTTTGTTTTACTAAATAAGGATTGCTGTCCTCTAAAATCATTAATTCTTCTAAAGCACCTCTATCACTATTTGATACTACTACTGATTTTGATAAAGCTTCGTTAAGACCTCTAATATAAAATTTATCTTTATTAGAATATTTATAATTTACTTCACCATTATCATCTTCAACTTTTTGATTTAAGAAAGTGCTTAAGTCAAAATCATCTTTATTAAATGCTTGAAAAAATTGTGCTCCTAAATTTTGTTTATTAATATCATCTTTGACATTAAATAATTTTTTGTTTCCTTCTAAAAATTCTAATTCTTTTGCATTAAGTGTGTCTATTAATTCTGCTCTAATAGTTTCATTTCTTCTTCCACCTTTTTCACCAGCAAATAAACCTGTACCTAATTTTAAATTAGAAAATCCATCTAATACTTGTCTTGCATAATCAAATCCTTCTTGGTCATTAATAACATCTAAATATTTATTAAAGCCTGCAAGAAATAAATCATTGGCTCTTTCTGGAGCTGTTCCTAATTTTATAAAAGAACCAGTTTCATTTTTTATCTTTGAAAATAAATTATCCATATCTAGCCCATCACTTTGAGCTTCTATGAATATTCCAGAGTAATTTCGTATAGCATTATTTTGAGTATTCTTTTTAATAAAAGCCATTCTTGAAGCCATGTGCTGTTGTTCTCTTTCATTTCTAAAATTAGAAGTTTCATTAAAGAAAGCTTTAGCTTGTGCTACCTGGTCATAATTACCAATTTTTTCTCTTTCAAAAAATTCTTTTAATTTAGTTTCGTAAAGTTCGTTCCAGGCATCTGGTGTTAAATTTTCTTCTATTCTGTTTTCTGAAGCAAAATTATCAAATTCATTTTTAAATTTTCTAGCTTTATTAGTTAAATCTAATTCCATCATCTTATTAAAATAATGTGGATTAGCACCTTCTGGAATTTTTCCACCTTTTACTAATTGTGCAAAAGCTTGTTTATTAGAATTATAATCTGCTACTGCTTTACTTTTTTCTTTTTCAGAAAGTTTAATTTCTTCAGTGATTGCATAGTTTGTAAGTGAAGGAACTATACTAGATAATGATTTAGATAATGACACTAAACCATCACTTACAGATGCTTTCTCTGGCTTATAAAACATATTGTAATCAACAGTTTCAATAGTCATTTCTGGCATTTGATTGAACTCTGCGCTTGGGTCTCTTTTAGCCATTAGTATTGGTATCCACTGTCTGAATAGATGTCTGTATCTGAAGTATAGTCTTCATAACCATAAAGCTCTTCATTAGTTCCATATCTATTTTGTTTTGCTTTGTAATCGTAATATGTAGAAGCGAATGATAATCCAGATGACATAGCATTGTAGCCTCTAGTCACTGGTGAGACCATTGTACTTTGAGCATCATATTGATTATCAATTGCTGGTAATGTTCCTTGTAAATAATTAAATTTACTTCTTTCAATATTACCTAAAATTCTATTTCTGTATGTACCTTCAGTATCATAGTAGTTTGCTAATAAACTATCGTATGTATTACCTGTAAAGTTTTCTCTATTAGTTTTAAAGATAGACCTTTTCTTTCTTGAAATCTTTTCTGCATCACCAATTTTAGTTAGTCTAGCTTTTGTTTTTTCTATTAACTGTCTTTGAGAAGATGTGATTTTAGCATTTCTATTTCTTAATGCTATTTCGTTTTGTCGTTCTTGTTGTTGTTTGACAGCCTTCTGTTGTGCAGTTTGTACTTGGTACTGCAACACAGCAGATGCGCCAGCGACTATTAAAGTTGGATTACACATTATATTTTAACAAATTCATAAAATTTTCTATTTTCAATTCCATAAGTGGTTTCTTTTAAGATGGTAAAACCCATCCACTTCAACCAATTAATATGGAGCTTATTCCTTTTATCTACATAGTTATGTAGAATTTGATGTTTACCTTTAAGAACATCACAAACATCTTTTGAGTTTCTTAAAAATGATAAACTAATTTTTTTTAAATCATCGGTACCGACCATCCAAATAAATCCTATTAATCCATTTGGTACGACACCAAGCATAGCAACTGGTTTACTATCTGCATCACATATCACTAAAGGTACTGAACTTAATTTAAGTCCACACAATAATGAAAGTAATGGAGGTAAACCTGTGACTGCTTTTATTTCTTGTTTATCTTCTTCTCTTAAATTTTCAGATAAATATATACAATCATTTTCACTTGCTAATCTTAAATGAGGTTTATGAGTTGGATGCTTGAGAAACATAATATCCTTCCCACTCTGCATTTACAAAGTTGCATGGTAAATGACTATTGTTTTTTAATTCAATAGTTAAGTTCTCATTTCTACTTTGAACACTAAAAGTAAAATCTCCATCCTCAAGATTAACTGTACCTGCAAGACCTGTTCCTACAATTGTACCTGTAAATGTTGAGCTCGATGTAGACCTTCCAACTGGTGTGACTTCTGATTGAAAAAATCCTGTATCATTAAATGAGACAGTCCAGTTTCTTATTTGAAGTCTACCTTCTCTAATTCTAGTTCTTGAGCCTTGAGTGTTTGTACCTAAAGCCAAGTATTGTTGTGAGAATGTATAAGAAAATTCATACTGCTCACCAATAAAATAATTAAATCCTGTTATATCTCCAGCAACAGTAAGTGAGGTTCCTGTTTGTGATGCTAAAGTTATATCTCTTCCTGCTTTATTTGATGCTCCACTTTTGCCTACTAACTTCATAGTGGCATCAATTGTGTATGGTAGAGTTATAGTAGTGACATTCGTGCTTGAATTATAACTTTCAGTTATTTGTGTATTATCAAGCTTTCTGTCTAAATGAGTTAGATAAGTTTCACCTACATCTGTTGAAGCTGGTGAACAATCAACTGTTTCAATGTAAACACCATCTGACCTTTGTATTACACAAAATAATGTTGTTCCTATAAAATCTATATTTAATACAGATGTATCTGTTGGGTCTCCAATAGTCCATTTGTGCCAAGCACTTTGTAATCTTCTACCTTGAGAGAAAAACCATTGATAAACATAAAGGCTATTTAGTTCTCCAGATTTACTACTTAATGTGACTAATATGTTTTCATTAGATGCAATAGCAAATTTAAAAACATCTGAAGGAATATATTTAGGTATGTTAGCTGTGATGTCTTCACCCTGGTTTGTTTCACCATCGGCTTCAACATACATTTCTCTAACACCAGTAAACTGTCCTTTGTTAAATGCAAAGAATACATTATTACCAGAACCTTTAGGTTGAACACTATCTAGTGTTTCATATTCAGTTGTGACATTAACAGAAACATTTCCTGGAGTTAAGCTTGCGCCACCAGTTAAAATAAATTGTGTTTGGTCACTAAATAATAAAAGCTTCTCATCAAAGGCCACAGCGTGTTTTAGTATCGAGACTTTTGTATGAGCAACATTTATATCAATTGGGTCTGTATCAAGACTATCAGTGACAGTCTCATTAAAAAATTCAAATACTTCTCCAGACCTAGATAAAATTACATTTTCATCTGCAAGAAAACCTAGTCTGTTTCTATGAAAATAAATATCATTAATCTTTGTACCTACAAAACTTGGATTTGGTGAACTTTCTATATCACCTACAATTCTATTTCCCCATGAAGGTACATCATAAGTAGTTCCAGATAATGTATATTGGCTCCCATCAACTTGAGTAAACCTAAAGTTTCCATCTGCTGTTCTAATAAGAACATGAGGCATTGTATCTGGGTCTAATTTAATTTCTAAACCAGGAGCAACTGTTTCTTCCCAAACATTTGTAGCTGTTTTAAAAATTACATAATAATTATCAAAACTATTTGAAGCATCACCTTGAACTTCTACAACCATATTGTTTGGAGCTACTGCTGGTAAATCAGAAAAATTCTGTACTGTATCTTTAACAACTTGTGAAGCTTGATTACCAAAACCATCGGATGCTGAAACTGAAAGTGTTCCAGAAGATTTAACAATAGAAAAACTACTGTCTCCAATATTTGTTAAAGTAATGTTTGCTGGACTTCCAATAGCA